AAAGTAAAGAAGTTAATAAGAGATGGAGCAGATCAAGAAGGATTAGAACAAGCAAGGATAGACATAGCACTTGAAGTTGGAGATGTTATGTGGTACTGTGCTATGTTAGCTAAAGAAATTGATACTGATCTTGAATCTATTATGTTTGCTAACCTATCTAAGTTAGAAGGTAGACAGAAAAGAAATACTCTACATGGAGAAGGAGATCATAGATGATAACATATAATTTAAATTACATAGATGTTATTACTAATACTGAACATGAGATAGAAAAGAATATTGAACAACCTAATTGGTTAATATGGAGAGAAGGTTTAATAAATGCTATAGGTTTTAAGACAAGTAATGAACATAACAAATTAAATGTTTACGAAAGAGATGGAACTTTACGAGGATACTATTATGGAAAAAGGACAAAAGTCGAAGGCAGTCAGTAGGGGATACTGTGATAACTGCAAATCCTCAGATGGCAATGTATTATATGAGGATGGTAATACCTATTGCTTTGTATGTAATAATTTTAAAGGGAATAAAAATATGGATCAAGCACCAAGACAAGCACCTATTCAAGGTGTGGTTCACAATCACTTTACAAAAGGAAACATAGAACCTTTGTTGGATCGTAAGATCAAGAAAGAAACGTGTGACTTCTTTAATGTACAGTTGGTAAGAGATAGTCAAGGTAAGTCTATCAAACATATCTATCCTTACTATGATAATACTGGTTCTCATATAGCAAACAAGATACGTAACATAGAGAACAAATCTTTTATGACAGAAGGAAACTTTCCTAAAGGTTCTTTGTTTGGACAGAATAAGTTTAATCAAAGAGGAAAGTATATTACTATATGTGAAGGTGAGTTAGATGCTATGTCAGCTTATGAACTGTTAGGTTCTAAGTGGTCAGTAGTTTCTATTAAGAGTGGTTGTCAATCAGCATTAAAAGATATCAAGTCTAGCTATGAATACTTAAATTCATTTGAGAATATTGTTATATGTTTTGATAGTGACGAGCATGGAAAGAAAGCTGCTAATCAAGTAGCACAAATCTTTGAGCCTAACAGATGTAAGATAGTAGATTTAAAACTTAAGGATGCTAATGAATACCTATCTCAAAATAAGAGAGAAGAGTTCACTAGACTTTGGTGGGAAGCTAAACCTTACACACCTGCAGGTATCTACAACTTAGCTGACATAAGTGATAGACTTTACAAAGAAGAAGAAGTAGAAACTTGTTTGTATCCTTATGAAGGTTTAAATAAGAAACTGTTTGGTATAAGAACAGGAGAGTTAATTACCTTTACTGCAGGTACAGGTGCAGGTAAGTCTAGCTTAATGAGAGAACTTATGTATCACTTATTACAAAATACTAAACATAATGTAGGTGTCTTTTCTCTTGAAGAAAATATAAAGCAGACTGCCTTTCACCTTATGTCTGTGGCTGCAAGTGATAGGATATATATCAACGAGGTAAGAAAAAAATATACAGAACAACAGTTGAAAGAGTTTGAAAGACAGACGATAGGTAGTCGTAGGTTTTTTGCTTTCGATCACTTTGGTTCTATAACTACTGATGAGATACTCAATAGAGTTAGGTATATGGTTAAGGCTTTGGACTGTAAGTTTATTCTTATAGATCATTTATCTATATTAGTATCAGGCTTAGAAGGTGAAGATGAAAGACGTAATATAGATCAGCTAATGACAAAGCTACGTTCTTTAGTAGAAGAAACTAGATGTGCTATGTTACTTGTATCTCACTTACGTAGAGCTAGTGGAGACAAAGGACAAGAGCAAGGCAAAGAAATATCTTTATCTATGTTAAGAGGTTCACATTCTATTGCTCAGATAAGTGATGCAGTTATAGGGTTAGAACGAGATCAACAAGCAGTAGATAAGGTACAAGCTAACACCACCACAGTTAGAGTATTAAAGAATAGATATGCAGGTGAAACAGGTGTAGCAGGTTACTTACTATACGATACTGATACAGGTAGGTTGTCAGAGATAGACAATCCTTTTGAAACTAAAGACAATGAACAAGTAGATGTTATGGGAGATTGGTAATGGAAAAACTGCAACCTATTAAAGGAGCAGTCAAGGCTAAGTTTAATTTAACTACATATAATTTAGCAGATGGTATAGCTAAGAAAACTATATCAGACTATCTAATTAAAAATGGTCACGAAATAATTAACATGAAAGAAAATTATTGGTTTGACATAGAGAGTAAAAAGAACGATAATATATATTACTCAGAAGTTGAAATCAAAAGTGGATGGAAAGGTGATTGGAATCCTAGTTGGAAAGAGATCAGAATACCCTACAGAAAGAGAAGACTTATAAATAAAATACAAGACATGGAAGGTGATAATATATTCTTTAACTTCTATGTACTAAGACAAGACCTAAAGAAAGCTTGGAGAATTAAAGATAATATAGTAGCTGAATCTGAGGTCAAAGAAGCTTATGGAAGATACATTACTAAAGGAGAAGTATTCTTTCATATACCTTATGAGAAGGCAGAATTGGTAGAGACATGAGAAGATTTACATTAGACATAGAGACAGATGCTATCAAAGCTAAAGTAATACACTGCATTGTAGCACAAAATATAGATACAGGTGAGATACTTGTATGGCACAAAGATACATTAGAATTATTTTCTAATTGGTCTAGAGGTGTAGATATATTTGTGATGCATAATGGAGTATCCTTTGATGCACCTGTTCTTAATGAACTATTAGGTAGTCAAATACCTTTGAAGAAAATAAGAGACACCTTAATATTATCACAGTTAGCTGATGCAAGTATAGATGGTGGTCATTCTTTAGATGCTTGGGGAAAGAGATTAGGTTTTCCTAAACAAGAATGTAGTGACTTCTCTGTATATACACAAGATATGCTTAACTACTGTGTCAATGATGTTAAGTTAACTACTAAGTTATATAAATACTTACAGTCTAAACTTAAAAACTTTACATCTAAATGTATAAGTTTAGAACATCAAGTTAGAGCTATAGTAGATAGGCAAGAGAAGAATGGATTTAAATTAGATATATTAAAAGCTTCTTGTCTATCAGCTAAGTTAGATCAAGAAGCAACTTCTATAGAGAGAGAGATGCAAAGTATCTTTCCACCTATTACATATGAAAGATATTCTGAAGCTACTGGTAAAAGATTGCAAGATAAAGTAGAAGTCTTTAATCCCGGATCACGACAACAGATAGCTAAACGTCTTATGGAAAAAGGTTGGAAGCCTACTAACTTAACACCAACAGGTCATGCTATTGTTGATGAAGGTACTCTAAAGAAAGTTGATATACCTGAAGCTCAAAAGATTTGTCAGTATCTTTTACTGAAGAAAAGAGTTTCACAAATTAGTTCTTGGATAGATGTTGTTCAAGAAGATGGTAAGGTTCATGGTAGAGTGATGACGTTGAGAGCTATCTCAGGAAGGATGGCACACAACTCACCTAACATGGCTCAAATTCCTGCAGTCTATTCACCTTATGGTAAAGAGTGTAGAGAAGTTTGGATACCAACTAATTCATCCTATAAATTATTAGGATGTGATGCTTCCTCTCTAGAACTAAGATGCCTTGCTCATTACATGGGAGATAAAAAGTTTACTAATGAGGTTGTAGATGGTGACATACATACTGCTAACCAAAAAGCTGCAGGTCTAGAGACAAGAGATCAAGCTAAGACTTTTATATATGCTCTAATATATGGTGCAGGTGCAGACAAGATAGGTTCTATTGTAGGTGGTGGAAGAAAAGAAGGTCAGTTAATTACTAATAAATTTATGAGCAACATGCCTGCCTTAAAATCCTTAAGAGATAAGGTTGATAAAGCAGCTAGGTCTGGTCACATAAAAGCATTAGATGGCAGACTTCTAAAGATAAGACAGATGCACTCTAGTATGAATCAATTATTACAAGGTGCAGGTGCAATCATTTGTAAAGAATGGTTACGTCAAATAACTAAGAAGGTACAACAGTCTTATGACTATAAGCTTGTTGCATCAATACATGATGAGTATCAGTTTGAGGTTCGTACAGATCAAGCAGAAAGCTTTGGAAGATTAACTCAAGAAGCTATGAAGCTTGTACAAAAAGAACTGAATGTTCTATGTCCTTTGGATAGTGAATATAAAATTGGAAATAATTGGGCAGAGACTCATTAATAAGTTGACATACTATATATATA